ATTTCAGCTCCTTGTCGGGGTTTGTTTGTCTCCCCATGACATAAGTATACGCTCGATGAGCGTATTCGTCAAGGGCTTTCCATAAAAAAAATTCTAAAAATTTGGCGGTTCTACCCCGTGCTTCGCAAAAACTGAAATTATAAAGGTTCTGGCAAATTTACTCGGTAGCCTATCGCGCCGCGCCCACTGGTTAACCGTGCGCCTGGCGCTTTTCAACTCGGCGGCCAACGCAGCAACGCCGCCGAGTTTTCGCGCCAACGATAGCCAAGGCTCTGCGATCGCGGGAGGCCTGCCGCCTTTGTTTTTTTCCATTTCAACCCCCTTTTGAGCCCATTAAAAAAGTACTACGGTTTCCATCTGGAATAGCAATCAGGTGAGTATTTAATCCGTGAGAAAGTATAGATCCCGTGTTGGCGGCATCTTAAATATTCCCTGATCGCTTTTTTCATACGCGATACAGAGTCGAAGCCTGATTCGTGGGAAATTTGGACATTCTCATCATTGCCTATAAATAGGTATTCCCCGCTATCGTTCGACCGAAAAGTGAATTCCTTGCCTTCGAAAATAACGTCTATTCTTCGCATTTCAGCTCCTTGTCGGGTTTGTGTCCCTCACTGCCCTAAGCCCCGTTAGGGGCTGGGCTGGGGATTACAGTCGGTAATGGTCAACGCGCTGTAAATCGTACCGGTCGATGGCCTGTAAGGTTTGACCATTGTCGTTGACGGTGGTGGTCTTGGTCGCTTTACCTTGCTTGATGAGGCGTTGGGCGTAGGTCCTGGTAATGATCATTTCGTCTCCTTTGGTTGCGGGGCTTGTTTGTCTCCCCATGACATAAGTATACGCTCGATGAGCGTATTCGTCAAGGGCTTTCCATAAAAAAAATAAAATAAATTATCGAAAAAAATAAAACCGTTGAAAACAAAGGAATTAGCCTGTAAAAATAAATTAGGGATAATATATGGATGACGAAAAATCGGAAATAAATAAAATTAATTCCAACCCTATGTCTTTGCAGGATTTAACTCCAAAAAAACGTGGCAGGCCAAAAAAATGTATTATTTCTGAAAATACGGGAAAAATAGAAAAAAAATCTAACCATACACAATCGCAACAATTACAGAAAAAAAAATATTTAATCACAAAAAATAATAAAAAAAATAAATCACTGAAAACAAACAACATAAAATCGGAAAATAAATCAGGGAAAAGCCCTGGGACAGAGCCAATACCCGAGAAAATGCCTTTTTGGCAGGGCAGGCAATACCCAGTGGCAGAAAAGGCAAGATTAAGCGCTTTAATCCTGAACTCAGTGGTTAACGATGCTATGAGTGCTAGGCAGGCTTGCATGAAGCACAACGTCCCTCAAACCACGTTTTTAGGGTGGGTTGACGAGGATAAAGAGCTGGCCGAAAATTACGCGCGCGCGCGCGATTTAAGGCACGACAAGCTTGCTGATGAAATAATTGAGGTTTCCAAACAAACACCTTCACTTTTACCCTCTGGCGGTTTAGATAGCGTTTCTGTCCAGAAACATAAATTGATTGTTGACTCTCTTAAATGGACGCTATCAAAGCTCGCACCTAGAAAATACGGTGATCGCATTGAAATAACGGGGGATAAAGAAAACCCTCTGCAAATTAACAATACAGTAACCCTGGACGTTAAAAAGCTGAGTTCTGAAACTCTGAGAGAGATAATGGAATCGCAAAAACATGATCCTGAATAAAATAGATATCGAGAACGTGGAACGCGAATATTGCAGGCGGTCACTGGCGGCCTTCGCAAAGCAGGCCTGGCACGTTCTAGAGCCTGCCGCGCCGCTCAAGTGGGGGTGGTGCCTGGATGCGATTTGTCAGCATTTGGAAGCGGTTACAAACGGGGAAATTAACAGGCTTTTAATGAACGTGCCACCCGGTCCGATGCGTGATGATTCTATTATCGAAACATCAAGGGGCTTTGTTCAATTGAAAGATATCGTTTATGGTGATGAAGTATTAACGCATAAAGGGAGATATCGAGAAGTTACAGATATACATCATCAAGGAATGTTGCCAATCCTAAAAATTACAACACATTCAGGGCGTGAAGTCTTTGCCGCTCCAACCCATCCGTTTTTGACTCCAAACGGTTGGGTGAAGGCTGAAAAACTCAGTGAAAATGATGTTCTTGCGGTCGTAACACCACAAGAAGAAAGACGATGTTATGTTGACAACACAACCAAAGAAGAGGCTAGATTATTGGGATATTTGATTGCTGATGGAGGGTTAAAGTATGCTCCAGTATTTACAAATTGTGATGATGGTGTTATTTCTGATTTTTTAAGGTGTTGTAAAATTCTTGGATTTAAAACACATGTAAGTTGCAGGGATAAAACATCTGTCATAGGTCTAAGGGGAAGCCGGGATTGGTTAAAGCATCATGGATTATTTGGTTCGAGTAGTTACACCAAAAGAATTCCAAAAGAAATAATGAATGGTAGTAGAGAGATTATTTCAAATTTTCTCGGCGCATATTGGAGTTGCGATGGATCTATAGACGTTAGGGAAACTCGGTCAAGAGGATCGATTTATAGGGCATTCGCCGCTACAGTAAGTATTGGGCTTGCTAATGACTTGCTGTATGCTTTAACCAGCGTTGGCATTGAAGGACGAATAAGGAAACGTCATAGGGTAATGGACACTAAAGCGCAACCTGGGGGGGTGTATCATTATTATCATATAGAGATACAAAAAGAGACAATGACGGCAAGAATATTGAATCTACCTTTTTTATGTAAAACCAAAAGAGATAGAGCTTCTGACTGTAGATTGGATTTTGATAAAGTGTTATGGGAAGATCATATTGTATCAATAGAGGAACAGCCAAAAGCAAATTGCATGTGCCTGACAGTGGAAGAGGACCATTCTTTTACCTGCTCTGGAATTGCGGTTAAAAATAGCATGAAAAGCCTCCTGACTGGCGTTTTATGGCCAGCATGGGAATGGGGACCGCGTAACATGCCAGAAATGCGCTTTGTGGGTACTGCCCATGAAGAGCAATTGGCTATTCGAGATAGCCGAAAATGCCGCGATCTCATTAAAAGCGAGTGGTATCAAAACCTTTGGCCGCTGGAATTATCCCGTGATCTGGACGGCAAAAAAGAGTTTGGTAATACTCACAAAGGAGTGAGGCAAGCCCGTGCATTTACATCACTTACCGGAACCAGAGCTGACAGGGTACTGTTGGATGATCCAATATCAGCCGATGCAGCGAATAGCGAAGCAAAATTAGAAGCTGCAAGAATATCATTCACAGAAACCCTCCCTACCCGCATCAACTCGGACAAAAGCGCAATTGTAGTTATCATGCAAAGATTGCACGAAAAAGATGTTAGTGGCGTCATCGACGAGATGGGCCTGCCTTATGTCCATCTTGTTATCCCAATGCGGTTTGAGCCTGGGCGGCGCTGCCATACCTCAATTGGCTGGTCTGATCCCAGGACTACCGAGGGGGAATTGATGTTCCCTGAGCGTTTTTCTGAGGCTCAGGTCTCGGAACTGGAAAAAACGCTTGGCAGTTACGGCACAGCCGGACAATTGCAGCAACGCCCTGCCCCGCGTGGCGGTGGCATTCTGAAGGAATCCTGGTTCAAGTTTTGGACAAAAGAGCCCCGCCTGGAATTCCGGACTATCCACGCAGATACCGCTCAAAAAACAGCGGAGCAAAACGACTACAGCGTTTTCCAGTGCTGGGGGAGGTCGCTCACTGGCGAGGCGGTTCTGCTCGATCAAATCCGTGGCAAATGGGAAGCGCCGGAACTGCTGGTGCAGTGCCGGGCATTCTGGCGCAAGCATTTGGCGGCGCAAACAACCGCCAAGCTCAGGGGCTTGCATGTGGAAGATAAAAGCTCGGGCACGGGCCTAGTCCAGACGCTTCGCCGCGAGGGTATCCCTATTTTGGCTGTCCAGCGCAATAACGACAAAATATCGCGCGGTTATGACGCAGCGCCCTTTATCGAGTCTGGGAATGTCCTTTTGCCCGCCGATGCGCCCTGGCTATCTGATTTTCTGGCTGAGGCCGCGTCATTTCCAGGCGGGGCGCATGACGATCAGATGGACCCGATGTTTGATGCCATCGCCACTGTACAGGCCATGCCTGCCCTGGAGCCGGAAAATAGTGTCGCAATGCCCCGCTCGAACCGCTGGTAATGCTGATAAAATCCCCAAAAGAGGCTCGCCTATGAAATCATTGGATAATACCCAAAATTTGACGAATATACACGCCGATGCACTAGCCGAGTTTGACCGCATTCAGGGCGCGTTGAGAGATGAGCGGCGGCAATGCCTCGAAGATCGGCGTTTCTATTCCATCGCAGGCGCGCAGTGGGAAGGCAACCTCGGCGAACAATTTGAAAATAAGCCAAAATTCGAGGTTAATAAAATTCATTTGGCAGTTATCAGAATCATAAACGAGTATCGAAACAACCGGGTGACGGTTGATTTTGTGAGCAAAGATGGCTCGGATCATTCCGAGCTGGCTGATGTTTGCGATGGGCTTTATCGCTCGGATGAGCAAGATTCAGTAGCCAATGAAGCCTATGACAACGCCTTTGAAGAAGCGGTGGGCGGGGGCTTCGGCGCTTGGCGGCTTCGTGCTTGCCTTGAGGATGAATATTCAGACGACGACGACGAAAAACAGCGCATTAAATTTGAGCCTATTTTTGATGCCGATAGTTGCGTATTTTTCGATTTAAACGCCAAGCGTCAAGACAAGAGCGATGCTAATCATTGTTTTGTGCTCGATTCAATGACACCCGAGGCTTATAAGGCGAAATATGACGACGACCCGGCTTCCTGGCCTAAAGATATTGATCACGCTGAATTTGACTGGTATGCGCCAGACTTGGTATATGTCGCTGAATATTATAAGGTTGAAACAGTAAAAGAAAAAATTCGTGTGTTTCGGCATTTAGACGGGCAGGAAGAAAAATACACGGAACATGATTTTAATAATGATGAAAGTCTTGAAGAAACGCTTGCTAGTATCGGCTCAAAGGAATCCAGACAGGAAACCGTCAAGCGTCGAAAGGTGCATAAATATATTCTTTCTGGCGGTAAAGTATTAGAAGACAACGGTTTTATTGCTGGTAAACATATCCCTATCGTGCCCATTTACGGTAAACGCTGGTTTATCGACGGAATTGAGCGTTGCATGGGGCATGTTCGGCTGTGCAAAGACGTGCAACGCCTGAAAAATATGCAGTTATCGAAGCTCGGCGAGATCAGCGCATTATCCAGCATTGAAAAGCCGATTTTGACACCTAAACAGGTTGCAGGGCATCAAATGATGTGGGCCGATGACAACCTTAAAGACTACCCATATTTGCTAGTAAATCCTATCATTGGGCCTGATGGCGGGGAAGTTTTAAGCGGTCCGATTGGATACACCAAAAGCCCCGCAATTCCCCCCGCAATGGCCGCGCTGCTACAACTGACAGAAACAGATATGGCTGAGATCCTGGGCGATCCCCGCCAAGGCGAAAAAATAGTATCGAATATCAGCGGAAAAGCAGTCGAAATGATTCAAAACAAATTGGATATGCAGACCTTTATTTATATGAGCAATTTTGGAAAAGGGATGCAGCGGTGCGGGGAAATTTGGCTCTCTATGGCGCGGGAACTCTACGTAGAAGAGGGCCGGAAAATGAAGTCGGTTTCTCCAGATGGCAAAACCGATTCGGTTGAGCTGGTGATCCCGATGGCTAATGAATCCGGGGAAACTGAATACAAAAACGATTTGAGCGCAGCGTCATTTAATGTGGCCGTCGATATCGGGCCGTCTAGCTCATCCAAAAAGGCGGCTACTGTCCGGGCGCTCACCGGAATGATGGCAGTCACTCAGGACCCTGAAACCATGGCAGTGCTAAGTTCCATGGCGCTCATGAACCTGGAAGGCGAAGGGATCTCTGATGTGCGCGATTTCTTCAGAAAACGCCTCATTAAAATGGGCGTTGTGCAGCCGACAAAAGCCGAGATGGAAGCCCTAACTGCCGAAATGCAGAATCAATCCGAAGATCCAAATAGCATTTATCTTAAAGCGGCTTCGGAAGAAGCCGTGGCCAATGCTGCCAGAGCCAGAGCATCGACAATCAAAACAATCGCCGACGCAGAACTTTCCAGGGCAAAAACAGCGGAAACGCTTGCAAAAACAACCGAGACTCAACAAAATGTTGTTAAATCATCCGTAGAATCTGCTCAAAATGAGATCCTACGCGGAATCCGACCATCCGATAATGGCGAGGAGTTAGCATGGCAATAGAAGAAACAGCCGAGAAAAACGAAGAAATCATTGAAGGGCTTGCCCCTTCTGATTCCAATGATTCCAAGCCTGGCGAAACGCTAGAGACAGAAAACGCGGATCAAGGCGAGGATCAAGGCGAGGATGATTTAATCGTTTCAATCGGTGAAGAGCAAGCGGAAGAGAAAGAAGAGGCCAATCCCCCAGCTCCCAAGTGGGTTAAAGACCTACGAAAATCTCACCGCGAGTTACAGCGCGAAAATCGAGAATTAAAGGCCAAGTTGACAACCGGCGAGAAAGAGGCTGAAAAGCCCGAACCGCTGGGAAAAAAACCAACGCTTGAAGAACTCGATTATGATGCTGAGAAATACGAGGAAGCTCTGACTGACTGGTTTGAGAAAAAGCGAACTTTCGAGACGGAAGCGCAAAAAGCCAAACAAGCCGAGAAAGAGCAGGAAAACGCCTGGAACGAACGGCTGGAAGGATATCGAAAAGCCAAGGGCTCTCTCAAGGTCAGAGACTTTGAAGAGGCCGAGGCGCTGGTGGAAGAGCACTTGAGCACGCAGCAACAGGGCATAATTTTGCACGGGTCCGAAAAGCCGGAATTGCTAGTTTATGCGCTCGGGAAAAACCCGAAGAAAGCCAAGGAATTGGCCGCAATTACCGACCCGCTTAAATTCGCTTTTGCTGTCGCTAAACTTGAAAAGGATCTCAAAGTGACCACTCGGAAGCCTGCAACACAGCCGGAAAAACCCATCTCAGGCACAGGAAAAGTAAGTGGAACCGTGGATTCAGCCCTCGAAAGACTTCGGGCTGAGGCCGACAAAACAGGCGATTACTCCAAAGTGATTGCCTACAAAAACCAGAAACGAAAATAAAGAGGTGATTTTATGAGTAATCAATTCAGCAAGGAAGAACGCGTGGCTTTTGAAGCCATGCTTGAAGGCTTCCAGGATGCCCTGGTATTGAGCCGGAATTGTGCCAAATACCAGACCGATCAGAGGATGATGGAGCGCACAAATGATATCATTTGGCGTCCACAGCCCTACATCGCCACTTCGTTTGATGGCACTGACCAGACCGCCAATTTTGGCGATGTTGTTCAACTCTCCGTGCCCGCCACCATTGGCTTTAACAAGTCTGTTCCCTGGATTATGACCGCCGAGGAACTGCGTGACGCCCTGCAAGAAGACCGCCTGGGAGCTGCCGCCCGGCAACGTCTTGCCAGTGACATCAACGTGGCAATCATGAATGTTGCCGCGCTCCAGGGAAGTCTTGTCGTCCCCATCACCACCGCTGCCGGGACGTATAACGATATCGCCGCGTGCGATAGCATCATGAATGAACAGGGAGTGATGAACAGTGATAGATACTGCGCCCTTAACAGTCGCGACTATAACGGCATGGCCGGGAACTTGGCCGTGGCTACCCGGTCCTTTGGCAACGAAAAGTCTGAAAAAGCTTACGAGCGCGGATACGTTGGGCCTGTGGCTGGTTTCGAGACATACAAGCTGGACTATGGAGTCCGCCTGGCCGCTGCCGCTGGCGGTGTTGGCTTGACAATCAGCACGGTTGACGGGGCGAATGATTACACCCCCGTGGCAACGCGGGTTGCCACCACGGGCGAACGCAGCAACGTGGATAATCGTTTCCAGACGGTAACGGTCAATAGTACCGTTGGTGTTGTGGCTGGCGATGCCTTCACAGTCGCGACGCTGGAAGCCGTGCATCACATCACCAAACAGAGCACCGGCCAGCTCAAAACCTTCCGCGTGATATCGGTGGACAGCGGAACCACGATGACCATCACCCCGCCGATCATCACGAATCAGGTTGCCAGTGACGCCAGCGCCGCATACCAAAATTGCACAATCGGAACGAAGGCCGCCAACAGCGCGATTGTTTTCCTCAACAAAGTCGCCGCTCCTGTCAACGCTTTCTGGCATCGTGACGCCCTTGAAATCATCCCTGGTCGCTATGCAATGCCTAGTGATGCTGGCGCAAGCATCATGCGTGCCACCACTGACAACGGCATCGAGCTTGTCCTGCAGAAACAATACGATATCAATACCATGAAAACAAAATACCGTGCCGACGTGAAGTTTGGTGTTGTAAATAAACAGCCTGAGATGTCAGGGATTCTATTGTTTGCACAAGTTTGATTTTGTCTAATTAGGTCTAATTTTGTCTAATTGGGCCTAATTAGTTTTAACGCGCTGAATTTCTCATATAAATCTCAACCTAAAAACCAAACGAGGTTAAATCATGGCTAGCATAATTTTTTCGAATGGAAGAGCAGAAGTCGAAGTGCCTGTCAGTAGCAAACTGGCTATTTACAGCCTCACCGGACTAAAACTCTACAAACTAGTGGGTTTTCCGCAGCTCCCAGACGCTTGGGCCCTCGAAACCACGACAATCGACGGCGCAACGTACACAACCGCCGCGATGACTGCCGCGACAACTTACCGCGTAGAAGCGTCTGCCGCCGATGCTTTTTATGAGGTAGGCACAGACCCCAGCATTTCCGAGCCTCAAACCGATATCACAGCCGCCGATGCAACGTTTACAATCAATGGCCTTGCCGCTGCTCAAGGCGGATATGTCAGGACCATCGGCGGGGCCAGCTCCACCTCGGCTAATGCTGGTGGCGCCGTTGAGCATGTCGGCGGCGCGCCAGGCCTGACCGGCGTCGGCGGCGCTGTGACTGCTGTCGGCGGCGCAGGCGGCGCAACAAGTGGCGCTGGCGGTGCGGTGACGCATACCGGCGGCGCGGGGACCAACGGTAATGCTGTCGGCGGAGCCGTGACCAATA